GATCTATGTTAGGGTGATGTCTGCTGGCTCATTTGATTCAAAAGCCATCTCACCAAAATTTGCGGTTGTTATAAAAGCACCTTTCAATGTCCATTCCTCTACTATATCACCTACTGGCCCTAGCATATTGAATGTAACATCCTTTTTATAAAAATCTGCATATCCATCTCTACCTGTTACAGATTCATGTCCTAAACGAACCCATTCCATAACTGCTTGTGCTCCACTTGGAACGATTGGATCGTATAATGTTATATCAACTGGTTGCCAAGTTCCTTTACCTTTAAGGTGTCTCTTGACGTTAATGTGGTCCAAAACCATTTCTTCAAATTGAATCTGTGGTCTTGCAGCCGCTTTAACTAAATATGATGGTATACCCTCTATATACATAATAAACCGATTTTTCGTTTTCGGTTCAAATGGTGTAAAGAATATTTCGTTGGTATCGAGAATATCAGGCATTATTTGTCTCCATTTAAAAGCATTTTATATCTTCTAATATAAATATCATAAAATGAAAAAATAAGTAATATCAAAATATATTGTTTTTATTAGTTTTATAGAAGTTTTATACAAAAAGAAAAACCCCACTTTCGTAGGGCTTTTCGTAATAAGACAGCGTTATGTTATAAGTCAAACTTATTCAGGGAACGATGCTCCTGTAGGTTGAACAACAAAATCCAACACAATGAACTCTGCAGTTCTTGTAGGTTGAATAAATATCTGTCCAACTAATCTGTTTCTATCTACAACATCAGGTGTGTTATTAGTATCATCCATTACTACTTTAAATGCACTTAAACCACTATTGGATTGTACACTTTCAAGATAAGGATTAACTATATTCAAGAATCTATTTCGTGTTGCTACTGTATTCTGTTCAAATACTAAGTATCTTGAAGATGATGCGATGAATTTCTTCAATGCAATCAACAATCTACGAACATTGATTCTATCTAATGCTGAAGGTTTAGATTGTAATGTTTTCTGTCCGAAAACTACAACACCTTGACCAGGAAATGAAGCGATTGGATTAACTCTATCTTCATAAAGATCATCTCTTTCTGAATGTGTTAATCTTGATTTTGCTTCTAATACCGTTGTCAAACCACCACGATTCAAACCTGCTGGTGCGAACCATTCGTGTGCTACTTTATCAGTAAATGCGATTACGCCAGGTAATACAACTGAAGGTGGGACCCAAACTGGTCTGTTTGTGTCTCCATCAACTATCTTAACCCAGGGGTAATATGTTCCTGCATAGTTTGTATCTAAAGCACTTACAGTATTTGTTACTGTAGCAATAGAATCTCCGTATGCAGCTGCATCCAACACATAAAAAGCGTCTGCTCTTGCTTCTATTTTAAGAATAGCATGATTAGTTACTTTTGGATGTAATCTGTGTATCACACCAGGTGTTACTAACAAGTTAATGTCAAATTCATCAGGATTACTTATAGCATTAATTGCTCGTTTGTAAGCTACTGAACCACTTGCTGTAGCACTTGAGATATCAAATCCTTGTGTGTTAGCTGAAGTTATGTCATTACCTGTGAGTTTTGGATTACCAGGATTATCACCATCAAATCCCCATTGGAAAGGTATTGTAAACTTTCTCTGACCAATAGCTGAAAGTGATAATGTAATTTTCTCTGTAGCGTCTGAATATGTAGATGCTAATGCACTTGCGTCAGCGTGTCCTAACATATTCTCAAGAGACATAGAAACATTACCAGTTGTAGCGGCTGCTGAATAAATAGGTGCTAAATATTCACCATTATCAGGACGTTTAGTCATATCGTAATCAAAACCATAATATATGTTTGAATCGAAATCACCATTAGTATTCTGTTGTGTGTGAACAAAAGATGCACTTGGTGCACTAGCCACAGGAATATTTACTGCGCCATGACCCATAGGAACAACTGTTGTTGGCATATTTTCTAAATTGTTGTAATCACCAACACGAATATGTTTACTCATGTTTGGATAATCACCTTTATATGTCAACTTACCATTTGAATCGATTTCAACAAATCTATCACCAATTACTTTAGCGAAATAATTTGCTGCATCTGGATCGAATGTTAAATTATCAAATTGTTCTACTATCTGATTGTCTTTTGTTTTATTTGGTGCATGGTGTCTAACCTGTAAAGAGAAAGAACCATAATCACTACCTGCTATTGCAGATGCTGCTTTTACATTTAAAATATTAGCTTTATATGTCTTACTCATAACTGTTCCATGTGAACGAGTATATACTCTGAATAAGTTATATCTTGAACCAGCTACCAATTGTGATTGAACATATGGTGTTCTAGCTACACTATAATCTTTGTTACCTGTCCATGTGTCAGCATTACCATTTGCATCAAAAGTAGTTACACCTGAATTAAAAGCAAGTGTACCTGTTGATGCTGTAACTGGCGTTTGCCAAGCACCTGAACCTGTGGAATGTTGGATTCCTTTAAAGTTTTTGTAAAGATAGACTGGTATTGTTGTACCTGCTCCATCGTCTGCTATCTGAGGGTCTGTACTAAGGACATCTCCAATATAATTTGCACTTCCTGTACTAAACGAAATTGTTTTTGTATAGGTTGTGATTCCACTTCCACTAACTACTAAAGTGTAATTAGTAAAAGTTCCACTACCTGTAGATGGTGTCAAGTCAGCAGTTCCGTTTGTTCCACCACGTGATGGTGCTAAAACAGCTAATGCGTGATCTGTAGTTGACCCACTAATTCTACTTGATAATGTAATTATATCAGGATTATATCCACCTAGTCCTAAAACCCTCACGACCGTTACCGAACCAGCGGAACGTAAATATTGTTGTACAGTATATGGCGTATAAAAACGCTTATCGAGACCACCAAACACTTCTTCGAACTCAGAATAATTTCTAAGTATTGTAGGTGTGAAAGCAGGACCTTTAGAGGTAGGGCCAATAATTGCCGCTCCTATATCCGCTACACCTTGTGGAAGAAATGATAAGTCTCGTTCTTGCGTAAATACACCAGGACTTACTATTCTTTCAGCCATTGAGTTTCTCCTAAATGAGTTTTATTAAAATAAAGAAATTTTTATTTTGTATTATTTATAAATATAAACAAAGAAACCCAAACACAACAATGTATGGGTTTTTTTGTTATTTTTAATGTAGTTTTTTAACTATTTGGTGTAAATACACCAGTTTGGGGATCTAAATTGCCAGAACCATATTTGTCATTCAATTCTGTAGCTACTTCTTTCTCTTTTACTTGAGTTTCTTGATATTTTTTAGCGTATTCTTCTTCTGATTTTGCTAAACCATCAATTTGTTGTTGAAGTGCTATTTTTTGAATAGCAACCTGACCAAACGCAGTTTGACATTCGAGATAATCTTGCTGAATTTGCTTCAGTCCATTTAACTCTTCTTCTGTAAACTTTACTTCTTTAGATTCTTCTTTCAATTTGTCAACTAATTTTGACTCTTCTGCCATAACATTTCCTCTTTGTTAATTTATTATATATAAATATCGATTTGTAAACTTAAAATCTAATTTTTCTTTAGTTCATCAATTTCTAATTTAAGTTCTTTAATGGATTCTATCAAAACAGGAACTAATTTATTATAATCCACTGCTTTAAATCCTTCTCTACCATTCAATCCATCTACTTCTTTCACAAGTTCAGGAATAACTGCTTCTACTTCTTGTGCTAACACTCCAACATCGTGTCCCATATCTTCTCGTTTCCAATCAAAGTCCACACCACGAAGTTTCATAATATCAGATAACCCATATTTTGTATCTGTAATGTTTTCTTTAAGACTCATATCAGATGCAACGGTTGAAGAATAAGCAACCACATCAGCGTTTGCGTGGAATGTACCACCTGCTACCATTCTAAAATCTTCGGCGTTGTTTGTTTTAAAAGAAATTTGATTAGCTGTTCCAAAATCAATAGCAGTTTGAGCATCTTCTCCCATAATTAAATCTGTAGCGTAGATTGAAGTAATAGTTGTTTGTGCTGCTGTTACCGCTATATCATTAGCGTTTGCTGTAATTCCATTTCCACCAATTACATTCAATACTCCACTTGTGGCAGTTGTTCCTGTTCCTGCTAATCCTGTGGCTACACCATCGGATAGATGACCATCATCAACCGAACCAGCGGCCAACTCATCACTATCTACTGCATTATCTGCCAAATGTTCATTATCAATACTTCCTGCTGCGTAATGTTGACTATTTACCACATCATTTCCAATTGCATCAGCATCAACTGAACCTGCTGCATAATGTTCAGCGTCTATTGAATCTGCTGCATAATGGGCTGAATCAATAGTGTCGTTAGCAATATAAGTTCCTGTTATAGCTGTTCCATTCCAAACACCAGTAGCAATAGTTCCAAGAATTGTGATTCCACCGTTTCCACCTACATCAAGTGTAGTTGGATTTCCTGAACCATCACCAATAAGAATAACACCATCAGTTGATAAATCTACAGCAGTTACGGCACTTGTTCCATTACCAATCAATGCACCATTTTGTGTTAATGTACTTGCTCCTGTTCCACCATCTGCTACTGCTAAATCTGTAATACCATTAATTGTTCCACCATTAATATCACAAGTTGTTACACTACCTAAATCTGCTATTGTATTTCCAGCGTTTGTCCAGTTACCCTGTATACTATCTAAATCAAGTGTAGATGTTGATGTTCTACCAAATGAACCTGTTGATGTAGAAGAACCACTTGTCATGTTGCTATTTAATAAAATTATGTTAGCACTTATAGTCATATTTGTGCCATCGCCTTCAATCTTTTCACCAGCGTCTCCAAATACAACACCCTTATCGTTGGGAATGTGAACATCAGTAGTTGGACTTAAATTAATCTTTGCACCAGTTATAGTTAAATCTGTACCATCACCTTCTATCTTCTCACTAGCTCCACCAAACTGAATACCTTTGTCATTAGGTATTACTACATCTGCAGTAGGACTTAAATTAATAATATTACCCGTGATTGTTAAATCTGTGCCGTCTCCTTCTATCTTCTCTCCATCATTACCAAAGGTAAGACCAATGTCTGCTGGTATATTGACATCTCCTGTAGCAGATAAGGTTAAATCTCCACCCGTATCTATATCTAATGCACCACTTGCATCTATTTCAGCGGCATCTAATGTGATTGTGTCTACTGTAAGTTTAGGTGCTTCCAAAAATACACTTGAGGATATTGCCGTTCCAGCGTGTCTGTATCTTAAAAATGCTATACTACCACTTATACCCCAATCTATACCACCATTCTGCATTAGTGCGGATGTAGCTGAACCACTACCAACTGTTATTGTATGGTCGGCAACTTGTAAACTACCAACTTGTGCTTCAAGTCTATCGCCAGTAACAGTTAAGTTACCAGGAATTGTAACATCTCCGTTATTAAATGTAACAGTTTCAATTAATGTGTTTCCATTTGAAATTATTGAAAGGTTATTACTACCATCAGCTTCTATTTTTTCAGTATCAGCTCCGAATGTTAAACCTATTGATGCAGGAATATTAACATCAGCCGTAGCAGTTAAGTTTATGTCTGCGCCAGAATTAATGGTTAAGTCAGTATCATCTGACTCAATCTTTTCACTTGCGTTAGCGTCAAAGACTAATCCAACATTTTGTGGAATATGAACGTCTGAAGTAGCAGTTAAATTTAATTTAGCACTTGATGCTATTGTCAAGTCTGTGCCATCACCTTCTATCTTCTCACCATCATTACCGTAAGTTACACCTACACCTGATGGAATGTTTACATCACCCACTGCAGTTAAGTTAATATCTGCACCAGCGATTGTTAAATCTGTGCCATCACCTTCTATTTTTTCACTAGCTCCACCAAATACTATACCCACGTTATTAGGTATATGAACATCTGAAACTGCAGTTAGATTTATTTTAGCACCTGAATTTATAGTTAAATCTGTTCCATCTGATTCTATTTTTTCAGCTGAATCTGTAAAATGTAAACCAACATTAGTTGGAATTACAATATCAGTTGTAGCACTTAAATTCAATAAATTACTTGATGCTATAGTGAGGTCAGTTCCGTCTCCTTCAATCTTTTCACCATCGTTTCCAAAGGTAAGACCAATATTAGCTGGAATGTTTATATCTGCTCCTGAAACCAAGTTTAAGTCCGTTCCATCACCACTAATGTATTCACCACCTACATCAGAAAAATATAATTTTTGTCCTGAACCTTTTATAAGAGCAGTTCCAGCAATTACTGCAGCTCCAAATGAACCCGTACCTGAACCAGATAGATTACCATCTGTATCAAGGGCTAAACTGTCTGCTTCAATTGTTAATGGTGAATTTCCACCAATTGTACTTGCTTGAATTCTACCAAATGAACCTGTTGATGTAGAAGAACCACTTGTTACAGTACTATTTAATAAAATTTTGTTAGCACTTATAGTCATATTTGTGCCATCGCCTTCAATCTTTTCGCCATCATCACCGAAAGTTACACCTACACCCGATGGAATGTTAACATCAGCTACAGCAGTAAGA